TTACCTGCGGCTTCTTTTAATTTGGCTGATAACATTATGCTGACTTCCCAACCAGCGCACCGTAAAGTGTTGAGCTGATTTTCCAAAAGACGAGCGTATTATTTGCACTGAGTGTAGGCGCAGTATCTCCAGCCGCTGTTACCCATGTGATAGTTGGCCAGTTAATTGTGTATGAACTACCGTTAGTAAGCAAAAGTGAGATGCTTTGACCAGACGATAAGCTGTCAGTAAAGGTGACTGTACCCGCAGCCGCGCATGACAGTGTTGTACCTGTAGATGGGTTTAATGCAATTGAGCCTGATGTAGCAAGTGTAGCGACCTTTTCAGTGTAGGCATCTAGGGTTAAGTTACCCGTCATCGTGCCGCCAGCTAGGGCTAAATATGCTGATAAAGATGGTGTTACGCTAACAAAGTCACTACCGTTCCAAGCAACTAGCACATTAGCCCCAGTAGCGATCGTTACCCCTGTTGTTGCTGCACCTTTAAGCACTACAGCCGCATCTGATTGGTTAATAACAAGGTATGCCTTACTTGAGCTAGGTGCAATAATATTGCGCGATACACCGGGTGAGCCTGTTGGGATAAGAATGGCTTTTCGTGCTTCATTTGTCGCACCAGCCCCAGTTGTTGAAAGGGTCCAATTACCAGAAGCAACGGAAGCCGTAGCAACCCCTGCAACAGAGTCCTCAACAAGTTGAGTTACGCTTGAGTTAACCACTGCTCCCCAAGTACCGCCTAGCTCACCTGTAGCTGGTTGGGCAAGTCCTAATAATGATGTGTATGATGTAGCCATGTTTTTAACCTAATGTGATTATGGGTGTCCAAGTAGAAGTCTAATTGTTGTTTATTATACTCCATGCAGGAGTTTGCGCTGTTGGTATAGGCTCCCAAAGAAATCGACTTGTAACTGTATCAAGTGCATAAACTGTTTCGTTGATAGTTACATAAAACGACCCGTTAGCAAACACTACATCAACTGCATCACCTATCTCAAGTATGGAAGATGTAACGTTTATTGAAACACTTTGTGAGTCTTCTGCAAGGAGTTCTTCTAGTACACTAACCGCCGCTGCGAAACCACCTAATACAGAATCTGATACAGATATTATTTCAGTAAGCAACCCTACCGCATTTAGTACCGATGATTGACTATCAGTAGCCGTTACAGATTCAGTAAGCAACCCTACCGCATTTAGTACCGATGATTGACTATCAGTAGCCGTTACAGATTCAGTAAGAGTATCCTCATAGACTGAGTCACCCCATCCAGCTTGCCCCCAAGTTCCGCTACTCCAACCGCCAGCCACAAGAAGTCCTTACACTGACGCTGTGTAAGTTACAAGAAGCAAATCACCTGCAATAACTGCACGCGAAGTTGCAAAACTACCTGCTGAATAAAGAATACCTGCACCACCATTAGATGACGTGTTTCTTGCCTGTGTTGTACACAGTATAGCGCCAAGTACCGTACCACCAGCACCACTGATTGTAAACGTAGTGGCTGTTGATGCTTTAGAACCTGCTGATGCTGCGTTCCAAGCTGCTGTCGCTCTATTGGTAGAACTGCCTGAAATAGTGTAGTTTAAATACTCAAGCCAGCCTGTATGAGAAGCTAATGTATCTCCAGCAGCGTAAGCACTAAACGAAGCACTATCTACAAGACCCATATACCAAGCTGCTGTATAGGTAGACCCTGCAAAATATTTATCGAGTAAATCATTTTTACCGACAGTTACAACAAGATTCTCAATTGAATCTTCCCATTTTAAATTACCATCAGCATCAAGGCATTTAACATCATATCGACCTGTAACTGAAAGTTGCTCGCTTACGCTACCGCCAAGAAGGGCTGTTGCGCCTAATGAGTCTTGTGCATCTACTTTTTCTGTGTGCATATTAATACCTATTTATGAAAAACATATTAAAGCTGTGTTTGGAGCTGCTACGGGCATAGTAATTGTAAAAACCCCGTCAGTTGCAGACACATCAAGCCCAAAATTAAGAACCAAAACCGCTTTATTTGATTGCGAACTATTATAAATCAAAGCACCTCTAGCTACTATAGTTGTACCCGTCCACTCGGCGTTATCAAACGTAATATATGTCTGAGGTCCTGTTTGAGGTTGTGCTACCGTTATGGATTGCCCAAGTAGCGTTTTACCGCCAGCGGTATATCCAGTAGCTACAACTTGCCCTGTCGTGGTATATGCAGTTGTTGTAGCCCCAATCTGTGCAGTGTCAGTGTATAGCGCTATTTTAAAAACATCACCACCAATAGCAGAAAAGTTATGGACACCTTGAAATAGTTCTTCACGAAAGCTATTGCATAAACATTGAGTAATCATAACTATTTCACCGCTATTCGGGCTTGACCAGATCGGTATGCGTCTTGGCGTTGTTTACCATCTCCGAGCCCTTTAAGAATTGCTAGCGCTTCCATATATTTTTGTCCGTATAACGCGAGTAAATCTGCTTCACCTTTCATGTATGTATAAGCTTCAACTAGCGAGCCATAAAGAAGTACAGGGTCAAAATTATCGCCAAGCCAAGTAGTTTCGGCTGTGACAATAGACTCTGGATAGTAAAAGTAATGTAGCTCAACGTCATAGTCATCGTCTGGGGTAGGACCTAAAATAAACGATAGCTCCGTCGCCTGATTAGATTGAGGCCCAAAAATAGCATAGTATTTAGGCACCCCTGTTGTCGTAGGCGTTGGGTATGCGGCGCGAATAAAGTTAACGTCTTTATCAAGCATATACTGATATTCACCAGTACCATCAATCACGGCTAAGCTAAACACAGAAAGAAAGTCATCAGGCGCCGATAAATATTTGTTATTTAGTGTGACAACACCAGTTACATTTTTTCGCAGGGCAGGTAGCTGTACCATATTATAGATGCGCGTCTCCGCTTGCTGAACAAACGTAGGGATGTTATCAGCGAAGTCTTGCCCTGTATTTTCTGTGTATGCGACAAGCGCTGCACTTAATTCTGTGTAGTTCAAAGGAAGCCCCTTAGCCCTGTGGACCTCTAGCGATGAAGCCTTTTTTAGCCGCACCAGCCCCGCGAATTTTAACGCCAGAGGTTTTCACCCCTTTCATTTGATCTTGGTAGCCATTAGCTTTAGGAACAGGAACGGGTTTAATATTATCAAATTTAACTTTATCCACGTCTAGCTGCTCCATATCCGCGTTTAGTTTTACCGATAACACCACCACCTTTTACCACAGGAGTGCTACCAACTTTAACTGACTTACCACTTTTTTGATTAGCTGCGCGAGCTACATTGCGCCCTGATTTCTTCATATCCGCTGACACAACACCACCAGCTTTCATACATTTAACAGTGCCGCCTTTTTTCATCTGGGGTACCTGCTGTGGTTGCATCTGTTGTGTCGCTGATGTCGGGGTCGCAATCGGTGAAATGTTTGGGTTCATAGGCGCTTTGGGTGTATTCACATTTTGCTGTGGCATGGGTTGCCCTGATGTTTTTGTGGGTGGAATTCTTAATCTTGGATCTGGCAATGCCATGTTAGCCTCCGATAGTTACGCTATTTAGCGTGGATTGTATTGTTTGAGAAGCGACTGGATTCCAGCCAAATAACCCTCTCGTTGTTGGTATAGTATTATCTGGGCGTGGAAATTGCAATGCTTGTGGATCCCACATAGGTTGCTCACCTACATGAAGCTGTGGCTGATCTTGCTCAAAGCACTCTTCACACACTTTAATATCAACCAAATCTCCTTTAACCACAAGTTTACGCATCCTATCGAGCTTGCAACGAAAACCACAACGATCACAAAACCCAAATGATTTCCGCCCTCTAGCGTAAGGAACAGCCATTATCTATAGTCCGTAAATCTAGGTACCATACGAATTGGTGACCTATCGCGATCTTCAGCCGCTGCTAAATCAAATGCTTCATCCGCTAGAGCTTTAAGCATGGTTAGGCTCTCTGGTGCTTTTTTAAGTGCTAATTTAGCTGCAAGACCCGCAATCAATGCCTCATAGAATCTAAACGGAACATCAACTGTGTTGGTTGCAGGTGACCCTGCGTCGTCCATTCTGCGTAGACGCCAATAGACAAAAGTATAAGTGTTTGATGTCTGAGGTAGAGGCCATACCGTAATGGTAGGTGTTGTTGTTTTTCTATCCACATAGACCTGAATAGGGCGACCAGTGGTGAGTTTGTTTGGTATGGTGGCATACGTTATGACAGAGATACGATTAATCGTAATATCCGTTTGGTTTTGCGTATCGTTGTATTGGCGAATAACATGGTCTACTACATCAACAGTATCTGTAGGTAGGTCATAAGTGGCTTGATTTGCTAATAAAGGAATTTCTCCAGAGTCTACAGTCCAAAGATTGATACCCCGATTAGCCCATTCTGCAAGCAGTAAGTTAAGGCTTCGACGCGCTGTCTTTAAATCGTACCCGCTACGCAGCTCAAAAGGCATACCGTTTCTGTCGTACCCAAGACGCTCAAAAGCCTCTTCAAATATCTCAGATAAATCGGGGTTAAATATTGTCGTTCCTGATGTAGCCATTTGTTACCACATTGGGTTAGTTTGCCCTAGAACAGATATACCACCTACACCGCCATCATCTGTATTTTGGGTAGGTGACGTCATACCTGGGTTGTTTGTGTAGTTAGTGTACTGTGACATATTAGGAATAGAAGCTAGCCCTAACTGATTATTCTGCGGTGGTTGTTGTTGCTGCAACGCTTGGTTGTTTTGCCCTACTGATTGAGCGTCCATATAGCCACCTGCCGCTACCCCTGTTACTGGCGTTGCTGGAGGTGTTAACGGGGCACTTGCGTCATAGGCGTTTTGGAATCCAAAACCTACACCTGTGTTTGGTCTGTATAAAGCTCCACCGCTAAAGGATCCATCAGAATTCATTTTAGAAGGCTGTGTAGAGAACTGTGACGCTGAGTTTAAGTACCCGCTATAAAAAGGATCAAACTGCCCCGTAGTATAAGTACCTGGGTTTTGTAATTGTTGCTGCGCCGCCAAGTCTTGCTGAATCATACGTGTATTAAAGTCGTTAGATAGGTTTAACCCTAGCTGAGGCGGTGGCGTAAATTTAGGTGGTACTGGTGTTGTAATTGGTGGCGGTGTACCCATCGCTGGTGTTGTAATTGGTGGCGGTGTACCCATCGCTGGTGTTGTAATTGGTGGCGGTGTACCCTGCATTTTATTGAGCAGGTCTGTTGTGGTGTCTGCAACAACAGGGGCTTTTTTTCTCGCTTCATCAAGCAGTTTGTTATACCCAGTAATATCGCCCCTTGTTTGGGCAATTGATGCTTTGCTAGCAGCGGCTATTTTTGCAGCGTTTTCTTTGTTTGTGTCCGCTATTTTCTGTGTTTCATAAGTATCGACAGCTTTTTGGGCTTGCCCTAATAAAGCGGTGTTTAGGTTAGTCGGTAAAGACCCTGTTTTTTTATAGGTTTCAACAGCATTATTTACCGCTACCGTATCAGCATCTGTTTGAACTCCTCCAGGACCAGGTGTAGGTACACCCGCTAAAAAGTTAGTGAATGGTGTGACCGCTGTTTTATTGTATGTGTCGAGAGATTTTAGAACAGCTGTATCTAAAGCACTAAGCCTTGTAGCGTTGGAGGCTGAAAGAGATGTTTGCTGCTCTACCGCGTTATCATAGTTTTTTTTCGCTGTATTGTACTTATCTTGCGCCAGTTTGATGCTTGCTTGTGTCTTAGCCGTACTTTTTTTAGTATCGTTAGCTTGCGCTTTCGTTAAATTTTTTTGCGCATCGTTGTATATGGCTGCAATACTTTTGGACGTTGGTTTTTCTGCTGTGCCTTTGCCGTATAAAGACGTGTTTGTTGCAGTTAACTGCGTCGCTGTTCCTGTTTTGGCAACTGTCGCATCGGTGACAGTTTTTGTCTGTTCTTGCAGTACCTTTTTAACATTATCAATTGGTGCTCTTAATTCTTCAAATGTTTTACCACCTGAGTTTTTTAGATCGACAGTCAGAGGAGTAGAATGGGCTGGATACCAATTTTGAAATACCGCTTTTTGGGCTACGTGCTCAGCTACGGGTACACTGTTTTCGCCATACTCAGCTTTAGCTGCAGCAATTAAGGCATCAAAATACTTCTCATATTCTTCTTTAATACCAGGTACAAACTGACTTATCCAGCCGTTAATAGTAGCTGAGCTTGGCATCGCATACTTTGTTTTGCCCAGTTTTGCATTAGCAATAGCTGTTGCAATACTATTCTCCACAGGAGTTGCTTTTGTTACATTAGATTTAGCTAAAAAGTCGTCTATTGCTGCCATAAGTTAACCTATTGTTTTTTCTTCGCTTTCACGGGTTTTGTACCCTTAGCGTTAGGGTACGCTGGGAAGTCTTTGGCTGGATAGTCTTTGGTTTGCATTAGACAAACCGTCCTTTGGTTTTACCGCGAATGGCTTTACCGTCAGCTTTAACCGCGCCACCTTTAGCCATACACTTAGCCATCCCACCTTTTTTCATACCCATCGAGCCCATATCCATTGCTTTAGGCGGTGCTTTGTCACCTTTATTCGTTTTAGTTTTTTCCATCTTCTCACCTTTAGCATACTGTTGTGGAGAAATCTTACCTGACTTAATGGCTTTGCCTTCTTTCAATTCTTCGCTATATGATTCTTTACCTTTGAAGATTGAGTCTAAACCACCTTTACCGAACTTTTTACCTTTATCTGCTTTCATAAATTCTTCACCTGTTGATTTTGAAATACCTACGCGTTTAGCTGCTTTTGGATTGTTTGCAACCATCGCCATTAAATTATGCTGAGCACGGGATACAGATACCACTTGATTTCTCCATTTGGTTGGTATACACTACCTTTACTATTTTTATTTTAGAGAAAGATAATGCCTAAAAAACTAACTTGTAAATATTGTAACATTTGCAACGCCCCTGTAGAAGGTATAAAACGTGCTGATAGAAATGCTTACCACTACCCTCCTAGATGCCCAACCTGCGCTAGAAAAGTATTTGACCCTGTTAAACTAAATAATAAACGAGAAGCAGCTAAAAAAACAGGAGAACTACAACGCTTACCTATAGGCACTAAACGAAAACATGAATCTAAACCTGGTTTATGGTATTGGGTTATAAAAACAGCAATGCCTGATGTATGGGAATATGAACATCGTGCGCTACTTAATGCTCCAAAACACTTGCATGTCCACCATATTAACGGAAATACTTTAGATAACTCTATAGATAATCTAGTAGCCGTCTCTCCTAAAATACACCGAGATGAACATGGGCTACTAGGTCGTTGGTCACTAAAATATGACCACTGCCAAGAGTGCGGCTCTAATAAGCGTAACCATATGTCTAAAGGCTTATGCACCGCGTGCCACCAGCGTATAAACTATAAACCAGGCAGAGTTCGAAAAACCTAAACACACTAGGCACCGCAGTTCCACCGTTTTAAAGAGGCTGCTTTACGAGTTGGCTTACCATTTTCATCTTTCATAGGACCAGGCATACCACTCATACGGGCACAGAAGGACTTACGTCTACCTGCATCTTTTTTGGTTTTAGGGTTTGGTGCTGGTGCTTTTAAGTTAGAACCAGTCGCCGCATTGTATTTGGCTCTACCTTTGGCTGTAAGACCTGCACCTTTAGAGACGGGAAGTTTCTCACCTCTACCTACTGCTAATACTGGAGCTTTCTTTGCCATTTTATTTACCTGAGAAATGTTCAAACGCCCAGCCAACTAAACCACCAAAGGCTGCGCCTGCACCACCCATAACCATTAAAACGTGCCATCCGCCTTTAGCTTCTGAAAGAGTCTTGCTTATCTCAGCAATAGAGGCTTTAAGTTCTTCCATATCCTTAACCAACTTATCCATATCTGTTTGCAAGTGTTTAATCTCGTTTTCATGAACAGCTAGTTTAATTTGGTCGTCCATCATGGCTTACCCGTAAAAGATAGTCACGCCGGTTAAAGCCGCGCTAAGAGCCATATAAATTCCATCCTGAAATACAATACCTTCTTGAGGGATAGATACATAAAACGGAATTGGGTTTGTATTAGAAGGTAGGTCTATTTCACATAGAGTAGCTCCGGTATCACTACCATCTTTAAAGGTAACTGTAGCCGCTGTACTAGCAGCTGGTACCACCACAAATCCTTTAAGACGCACTCGACTTCCGTAAAAACTACCTGCCGTACTTCTATGCGCACTCTTGACATCATACTGCATACTCATAACTAATCTCCTATTTAAAAGGGGGGAGGTAAACTCCCCCGCAGACTAATTACGCAGTTTGCGATGTTGGGTTATAAGTACCGTCAGACAAGCGAACAGTGTACGTAACTTGAAACGTCACAGACCCCGTAGTTAAAGTTGCTGCTTTAGTAGCTGTATAAGTAACAATCGCATCTGTAGTACCGACATTATTAAACAAAGATGTTACAGCATCAGCGGCAGTTGCAGCTGTCATAGTAGCTGGAGCAGCGGGACCTGTAACAGTAGTAGCAGCTGTAACGTCAGTAGCACCAATACTTAACTTGACTGTTGTTGCACCACTAAATGTGGCTGTAACGTAGTATTTAAAATACGTAATCATTGCCCCTGCTGGAAGCACAAACGCAGTACCAGTAAGCGAACTATTGATTGACGCGAAAGGTAGGGTAATAGTTTGAGTGACCTCAGTGGCGCCCATATTGTTGATAGTACCAGCAGTTGTGCCAGTTGTGTTAGATACGGTTCCAAGTCTCCAAGGACCAAAGTGTGATGCTAAACCCATTTTAATCTCCAAATACACGTAAGATACGCAGTCTTGTGTAAAGCTTGCTAGGTCAATCTGCGCAAATAATTAAGTTCCTAGATTTGGGGGTGATAGTACCAATTACACTGCTTATGCGCAAGCTATTTTATTTGCCTTTTTGAGGTTGTCTGTTTTAGGAATTACTTGCAGATTCCAAGGCACATGCAGCCCACATACAATGTCATTTATTAGCGGGATTATATGGTCTACTTCATACCGAACACCTGTTAATTTTGTTATCTTTTGTGCTTCTGTATAGAGCTGTTTTATATCTTCTCTCTGCTCTTTTGTTAACCATGCAGGGGTAGCTTCGCGGTGCCTGCGTCTACGAGCGTTACCTAATACTCTGTAATACTCTGGATTGTTGACCTTATGGTTTCGTTTAAACTTGTTTTTTGTTTCTGTTGGTCGCGCAGCAGCTTTAGCTTTGACTAAATCTTTGTTTCTTTCATAGTACCGTTTACCTGCGGCTTTCGATGCTTCTGATTTGGGTAGTCCTTTACGGCGCTCGTTATCAGTAACCCAATCTTCTCTCATGCACTCAGTACAGCATCCTTTTGTTTTGCGCGGAGCTACGTGCCCGCGTGTGCAAGGTTTACCTGTAAAATAAAATTTAGCACCTGTACGCTTTGCTTCTTCTCTTGTAGCTGGATATTCCATGCTTTTCTCCGATATGTGATTTGACACGGGAAATCATATCACAAAAAGAAACCCCCGTAAAGGGGGCTTCCATAAACACGTAAGTGCTTGATTTTACTTAGCTTGTACCTGGTGAACCGTACACACCTAATGGATCTGAGAACCCAAAAGAGTAACGTTCACGAGCACGGAAACGTAAGTTCCCAGTATCAAAATCTCCGTCTGTAGAAGTAGACAACGGAGTTCTAATGAAATGTTTCAAGCCATTTGGCACGTCAGTCAACAAGAACCAACCGTTATTGTCGGTTAACCAGTGATTGAGTGTATAGCCTTCTGGAATCGCGCCGTTGTTTTTGAGTGCGTTAACGTCATTATCAGTTGTACCAACCCGTAATTCAGTTTCAAGCAAACGAGTTGCAACGAATTGAAGTGAAGGAGGAATAACTAATTTTTTAGGTTTAGCCGCAATCAAAAGACCACGTTCGTCAGTCCAGCCAGCGATTTGAATAACAGCCGCTTCAAGTGAAGTTTCGTTTAAATCTGCTGCTGTAGCAGGACGGTTACTAACAGTTGAGCCGTTGATTAACGGATGGTTAGTTACAGTGCCTGAGCCGTTAGTACCAAACAATGATACACCATCACCACCTAAGTAGTTTTGGTTAAAGCCGTTGTTTAAGATATTAGCCGCTTTAACTTGTTTTGTGTATGCCATACCACGAGCTAAGTCTTTGGTATAACGAGCTGACAATGAGTCATACAAGTTATCTTCCATCGCTTCTTCAGTGATAGCAAAACCATAAGCAATAGTTTCGTGGGTATAGCGTGTTGACCATGCTTCTTGCGCAGTGTCGTAAGACATTGCTTGGCCTTCGTTTTTGGTTGGCGCAGCGCCAAAACCAGCGAGTTTTAATTCTTCTTCGAATGAACGATCAGAACTTTCAATCTCAAAGATTTCTTTGTGCTCTTCACCATAGCGCGCGTACTCATTACCAAATAAGGCGTTCAGCCCAGGAATGAGTTCTTTTATCTGTTGGGATCTAGAAATAGCAGCCATTGATTAAGCTCCTGTAGTTTGACGATAGAAATGAACACCTAACTGGTAGGTGACTAATGCTTCTACAAATGTACCATCAGGAAGCGCTGTGTCTTTTACTAAATCAACAATACGGAATGGTAGCGTCGCTGTAGTCGCTGCAACAGCAAAGTTAGCTGATACCAAACTGTTTCCAGTTGAGGTGCTCATTGGTACTGATGGTTGGTAGTACCCAATGTTTTTACCCACTGCGGCAACAGTAGCAGCACTAGAAGTATAGGCTGTACCTGCGTTAGTTAAGGTAATTTTTAACACCGCTTCTGGGTCTTCGCAGACAAGTGCCATAGCATCAGATGCTACAGTACCTGTTGGCCAGAATTGTTTGTTAACGAAGTATTTTAAGTTAGGGTCTGTAAAGCTACAGCCTAAAAAGATACCTACAGGTTTAACGGTTGGGAAGGTGCTTTGTGTTACGTTAGAGCCAGAAGCGTTTACGCGAACAATATAACCACCAGAAATACCCACTAAATCGCCAAAGCCAATGTTTTCCGCATAAGCAGAAGCAATAGGTAATTGACGTACCGCGCCAGCGTAAACTTGACCACCGATCAAGTTAACTGGATTGAATCCTTGGATTCCTACAGCCATAATTTCCTCCAAATAAGGACGATAGCGGCATTTTATCTACCGCTGCCAAAAGTTACTTTCGAGTTACGATCCGTGAATTTAGGCATTCTTGGGTCGCTTTCTCTCATTGCGTTGTGATCTACGGAATCAGTTTGTGCGCGTGTCATGTTGTTGTAGTAAGCATTTCGTTGCTCTGCAACCTCAACAGGCATTTTACACAGCATGAGTCCACCAAGTTCGATGTTTTCATTGCCAGAGCCTCCAGCCGAGCGAGTATCAAATGTCATATCAATCTCGGGGTGGTCTTTCGCGGAGCATGGAACCCATCCTTCGCGTTTGGTAGTGCTAACATTTTTGTGGTCTGGATTATTCAAATACGAAGTACGAATCCATCGGAAAACCCAACCTGGTTGCGGTGTTGGCTCTGGTAAGTCATTTGCTGGCTTCCATGTAGCCGCCGCACGTTCTGTTTGTTGGCGAGTTTCTTGTTGTCTATTTCGTGGCTCAGTCATTTGGTAATCCTCATTGTAATTTGGCGACTTGTCTTGCGTAGTCCTGTAAGGACACGCCCAAGCGTTTTGCGATGGCTACTTGCGTAGATGAAAGCGTGACTTTTTTAGAGGGCATCGTTCTTGACGCTGGCGCTACAACGGTCCCGTTTCGCGTAGCCCCCTTGAATCTATCTGGAAAAACCTCTCTCATCCGTTTATCTATTTGCACATAATAATCGGGGTCGGTTATAGGGTTTACTCCTGCGTTAACCAGATTTTCATGTACCGCATAGGCTAAATTGGTCATTTCTCTATCTTGACCAAACCATGAATTTTTGGCTGCCCACGTTTCAGCCTTTGGATCGCGTGGTTTTTCTACTGGTTGTTGGTACTCAGTATAAGCAGGAACTTGGGGTGATTGCAAGTTTTGTTGCGCTGGGCGATAATTTTTTAATTGGTCTGCCTCAGTCTGTACTCGGTAAAGTTCTCTTTGCGCCATAACAAGCGCTTCAGAGTCATTGTCTTCATATGCTCTTTTATACTGTGCTTCTGCTATAACCGTATCATATACAAGCTTTTGTTGCGCTTGCTCGATCAGAGCTTTTTCACCCCATGTGAGTGTTTCTTTTAACCGATTATTTTCTTCAAGGACAGCTTTAGCATAGTTAACTGCCTCTGCACTTTGACGCGCAATGGCTTCTTTTGCACGTCGCTCGTCGTGGTATTTACGGTTTACTTCGTTAATTCTTTTTTGGACTTTAGTCGAATACTGACTTAACTCGTCATCGCTGACTTCTTCCGCATTTGCTAGCGGCTCTCTGCCTCGATCTTCCTCAGGAGTATCGTCTTCTATTTCAATATCAATATCGCTGTCGTTATCTAATACATCAACTTCTTCATTTAAATGTTCCATAATTCCTCCTAGTAAGCTCTACCAAAACCTTCAACAGTGGTTGCTACACCGTCTACTTGGTCGTCATATACAATGCGAAACTCTTTACCCATTACCTTACCGCGAGTACCTGAATAAGCACGAGTAATCACAAAATCACCTACTTTGCACCAAGCTCCGTTTGGAAAACGCACTTTGTCTTGGTATGCGTCAGGACCAATTTTTACTACCATACCGATAGTTGATGCGACTTCTTCTTTCTGAAGCGCACTTGTTGGCTTAATAATCCCACCTGTTGTTTTTTCTTCAATCGTTGGTGTGATAATAAGGATTTTTGGACCCACTGGGTCGGGCAGCATCTCAATTAGTTTTTCTAACTGATCTTCTGTAGCTTCCTTGTCAATTGCGTCAATACTACTCATCGTCGTACTCCATCTGTTTTTTAGCGAGGCTTTTATACGTATTAAGCGCGAGTGTAAGCCCCGAAAGTACACCCACGATTTGCTGATAGTCAGCGAAATCTTTTATGCCATTGGCAGTAGCCAGCGCATCTCTGCGGCTGGCGATCTGTTCGTTTATCTCTTTTGTGAACCAGTCATCAAAATTGAAAGCCTTCATTGAGGTTGTCCACTAGGCAGTTGCTGCTGAGCTTGCTGCTGAGCTTGCTGCTGAGCTTGCGCTTGTTGTTGCTGTTGCATTGCAAGTTGTTGCTCTTTAACCGCTTGAGCCATTTGCATCTGCTCCATAGCTTGCTCTGCGCCCATTAAGCTAATAGCGTGTTTAGCGGCAAGTTCGTCACCTTTAGCACTTGCGTTAAGGACTGCTACGCGCTCTTGTAGATCAATCTTTTTCTGTTCAATGTCGAGTTTGCCTTTAACTTCTATCTCTTTAAGCTCAAGCTCTTTCTGCTGCATTTGAATAACAGGGTCTTGTGCTTGTTGCTGTGCTTGCTGTTGTTGAGCTTCGTTTTGATCTTTTTTAAGTAGCATATCAGATGCTTCAGCAAGTAATTTACTGAGTTTAACTTCCATTTCTTCTGGAATTTCTTCCTCTGGTTTAGGCAACTCAACACCCATCATTTGCTCCATTTCTGACCGATACTGGAACGCTGCATGCTCCATAACGTGAGCCTGAATAGCCGCTTGAATCTGCTGACCGTTGGTCATATTTTGAAACGCCTGCGCCATTTTTGGGTCATTTAACAGGTTTGTATGGATGGTCATATGAGCCATATGGTCTTGGTACATAAAGGCTTTTACCTTAGTTCCCTTCATCAAATTCATGTTTTCTGACACAGGATCCATCGGTTTAACTTCTTTGCCAGCAGGGATAAGCGTCTCTACATTCTCGATACCAAGTGCTTTGAGCATCTGGCTGTGCAGGTTTGCCATGTCATATATCTGTGGTGATTGTTGTGCTAGTTGCACTGCCGCTTGATACTGCATGACTCGTTGCGCCATTGTAGAGGCGTTGGGGTTACTTGTTGGTACAATCTCTACGTTGCCATAGTCTTCTTCACGAGTGTGTGGCTTATCATCGGTAAACACGATGTCATAGCCTTCGTCACCTGAGTCTTTAATAATATCCGCAAGGAGTTTTAGCTCTTGGTCTAGTGCATGATACACGCGACTTTGCACCGCTGACATTACTTTAAGTGTGCGCTCTAGGATAGCGAGCGTTGTACCCACAGGCGTTTGCCCGTTCATATCAGCTACTTTAAGGTCAGCTACTGACCCCATTCTCCGCCCTTCATCTACCACAGTCTGCAATAGTTGATACAGTACCGCTGACGGCTCTTTATAGGGTAGAGGCAGAATATTGTCTTTTAGCGCACCTGATGGAATATCAACATCTTTAAATTCCCCTGGAGAAATTGGGGTATCATCGCCTAGGATTCGCATTCCGCGAGTTTTAAAACCTGCTGGAAGATTTGACAACGTACCTGCATCAACCAACTGACGGATAATAGAGGTCGCACTTTTAGCAAAACCACCAATAATTTGTACTAAACCAAACCCATAGAACCCATCAGCAGGTACGTAAGGGTAGTGAACATAATACTGTTTTTTAATTTTAAGCTCGTCGCTTTCCTTCCAGTTTCTGCGAATCCCTATGATTTCCATAGAACTTTTCTCGATAGTCACAACATACGGAAGCGCAATTTCTGTCGGCTCACCCATCTCATCAAGGTCTTCAAACCCTTCTAAATCAAGGTCTACCATCATTTCAAGCAGGATATGGCGGTCATCATAAATAGCCGAGTAACCCCCTTCTTTGTCTTTTGCATCCTGAATTTTCTCAGTGTGCTTAGCTGGCTTCTCAAGCTCAACGTCTTTATAGAACCCAGATACCTGAAGTTTACGTAGTTCATTGTGGTTTTTACGCATTACATAAGTCGCGCGTGGGCAACTCGCTAAGTCAGACGTACCATAAGAAACCACAAAGTCTTCCGCTGGGATAAACACGCTGGTTTGGCGCCCTAGTGTTGGATCAAAATACACCTTCTTAAATGCTGACCCAATCAGTGCTTGCGCCCAAAACGTGCGCTCTTGCTCGTTTCTAAACTCAGGCATACGCTTCATAATCTGATAGTTCATATCAGCCGCTACGCGCTCTGCCGCCGCTTGTTTATCTGGTGTTTGCTTACCAAAAATCTCTGTTGAAACAGGACCTGCCGCTGGCAGTGTTTCGGTAATCATCTCCGCTTGAAACCTTACAACAGCTTCAAGTAGTAGCGGGTGGTTAACACCACAAGCTCCAGGCCAAGGCTCCATACGGTCATCATACTTAAGACCAAGCAAATCTAACCCGTCTTTATAAGTATCTTCCCAGTCTTTGCGTGAATTTCTATCATTATCATAGTCATGCACAAGGTCATTAGCCAGTGAGAAAAGATAGTCATCGTCCAAATGCTCTGCTAAGTTAGCGTCAAACTCAGGCACTTCTTCAACATCTGTGTCCTCACTATAGGACATACTAAATTCTTCACCAGTTTCTGGGTCTATGTCTTGAATCTCTATTTCAATAGGTTCTTGGTCTTCGTCATCTAAGTTAAAGGGTGACATGGGTTGTGTCATTGCCATATTTAATGCCTCAATGTTGTTTAATAGTAAGGTCTACGTCTGCGCGAATAGTTTTGTTGTTCATATTCCTCATCGCTTGAAGTTCTGACAAAGCCGCCTTGTCTAAAGCGTAGCATAGCTTGGCTCACGGTATCCACCAAATCGTCATGCTCACCAGCAGGGAAAGACGCTACATCGTCAATAAGCTCATCCGCCCAGCGTGTCTGTGGCGCCCATACAAACCCAGAGGCAAATATGTCCGCGATGCTGTTTATTCGAGATATTTTATCATTACCCTTCGTGGGTGTATATTCTTGCACTGGTATGCCCATGCGTCGAAGCTCATATATAAGCGGAGCACCTGATGCTCTTTTCTCAATAATCACCCCATCTGGGTTCCACTCTCTGTACGCCTCAATCGCCCACTGCTTAAGTTCTGGGAATTCTACACGTTTCTTTACTGCATCAAGCACAATAATATTGGGTCTTTTCTCTCCATCATCACCATCATACTCAAACACGCCCCACACCGTTAAAGCACTGTAATCTGCCTTATTATGCTTCTCGAACGCGGTATCCCATGACATAAGGATAAAATCTATATTCTTGGGTGGATCTTCTTTTTCCCACTCGCGCCACCACTCACGCTTAATTAACGCCCCTTCTTCGGACGTTGGGTTCTGTTGGTACTGTGCTTGCCACTTGGCATTTGGTATCTCTGCTTTAACAGCATCGAGGGCTTCTAGGCTCCAATACTCCGGCCATAGTGATTTGCCTGAAGGTAAAATAGCGGGAAACTCAATGACATCCCAAATATCTGTGCTGTTGTTTTTTGCAGCAGAGTTAATAATCTGCCCTGTTAAATCTCTTTTGGACCAACGAGTCATTACTAAAATAATAGACCCCCCAGGTTGCAAACGCTGACGAGGACCCGACGTGTACCACTCATATACCTTATCGTAAATAGCAGGATTAGACTGCGCTGCTAGAGCTTCCGATTCAGTATGAGGATCGTCAATAATTGCATAATCAGCACCGCGACCAGCCAGCGCTCCTCCCACCCCTGTTGCATAATATTCTCCACCATGATTAGTGTTCCACCGCCCCGCGGCTTTCGAGTCTTGTCGAAGCTCTACATCAGGAAATATCTCACGATATTCCTCACTCCCTACAAGGTTTCTCACCTTACGACCAAAGCCTTCTGCAAGCTCTGACGTGTTTGAAATCTGCATAATCTTTTTCTTGGGGTATTTACCCAGTAGCCATGCAGGGAGAAGGTAGGAGGCAAACTCCGATTTGGTGTGACGTGGTGCTAGGTTAATAATCACCCGCTTACGGTCTCCGCAAGCAACAGACTCAAAAATCTTAGCCATCCGCTTGTGGTGTGCCCCGTCTACAAAATCCCCCCAGATAAACCTCACAAACGACATAAAGTCATTCTGAGCTTGCTCACGCAACTCTCTACGTCTAAGCTCCTCAATCATAGCGGTTAGACGGCGTTTCTCATCTGGTGTAGCTAGTTGCATAGCCTTTTTTACGGCTTCATCATCCATAATTAGCCCTAAATAGCACGGAATTCTGCATCAATAGTCTTCATATCGGTACGCCCCGAGATGTTTCTAAGCAGGGAAGTAAGCTCAGATTCCAGCTCAATGGTTGTTTTCTGGTTAATATTAACCTCAATTTTGTCTGAAAATAGCCCCACTTCTGAGCTTTTTGCAAGGAATTCTAGCGCTTTTAGGCTTATCTTCGGGTCTTCATGCTCGGCATGTTCAAACAGCTTATACACCACGTAGTTGCGCATCTTATTGCTGGGGTCAGCAAGGACGTAATCATGCTTTGCAAGCATCTTCTCAAGCACAATTGCTGTGCCTAGTGTACTTGGTTTGTCGGGCGCTGAGGGAGCCGCATGGTAGATTTGCATAGCTTCTTTCTTATCTTCTGCCGTAGGCACAGGCAAGTCAAAGCCCATTCTCTCTAGGAACGTAGCATTAAGCGTGAAACACTCTCTTGCACTAGCAAGCATAGCCTTAAATTCACTGGGATCATCTATCGCAGGTTCGATACTAAATTGTTCTTCCATAGGCGCGGTGGTCAAGTGCGTTAATATACCCCCCTCGTGGGGATGGGACCCTAAGCATAACAGCTTGGATTTATTATGACGGGTACTGGGGGGTGAATGCAATTTTTATTTTTCGTCAAATTTTATTAAAAATTATGGGGTATCTGTGATTGGTTTGGAATATGCAGGGGGACTTATGACGGGTACTGGGGGGGTCTTTATGTGGGGATTTTTGGAAAAACTATGAAATGTTTGTCTGAATT